TTGGGCGAGCGCAGGCCAGTAGAAATCGAAGCGAGTTTTGCGAGACCACGAGCGGTGGACTTGGTTTTGATAGGTCAGTTCTGCGCGAGCGGCCACAAGGCCGATCACCACGCAGTGTTCGGTGAACGAGTGAGTGAACCCGTTCCGGTTTCCATTGAGGTTGGCAGTGCCATAGGCGGCCAGCTGGCCGACAAACGTTTCGTGGCTCTCCGTATAAATACGGGCGGTCGACGCGACCTGGGAGATATTGACCGGCTGAGAATAGCCGCCGAGGTACTCGGGCCGCTGAAGCCGGGCGTCAGGCGAGGTAACGCCGAAATGAGATTTGATCAGCTCGATGTAGCGCGTGCCGCCCCGGGCGTCCCGTTCAAGGATTTTCTGAATTTGGAACGCTTCGCGGAGCGTGTTGATCGTGGTTGCAGTTGCGTTCGACAGATCAGCAACAAGATTAGGATCAAGCCAAGCAAGAGGAGCCTGCAAAGCATCATTTTGAGTCCCGACGGTATTCGAGCCGGTAGTCTGTTTAAGGTAGCCAACGTTAACACCACCGTCGGTTTGAAACGTAGGCCAAGAGTTAATGTTGGAAGGAGTATTACTCACCGGCACTACCGGCGCCAAACTGCCAAGCGGGATAGAAACCGCATCGCCTTTTTGCGGCCACGGCAGGCAGGACGTGAAGTAGTCATGACGCTTGCCGCGTCGGACGATTTGGTAGTTGCCGCCAGTGACGGAGACCGTGGCATCGCCGGTGTGCTCCGGCAGCGGGTCCTGAAGATTCTGATCACGGAACCATTCGTTCCAGATCAGGTTATAGGCCCGGAAAGGCAGCGCGTTGAAGGTTGTTGAGGTACCACTAGATAGTGGCAAGCCGAAATAGTCAGCAAGGCTGCCAGTACCAGCAGCAACCGATTGATGGATCGTGACCTGCGGAATTGTGAAATCGGTTGAGTCGCCGGGTTTGTCTTGCGCACCATTGAATTTTTCCCAGTTGTCCCACAGGAGCCGGTAGGGAACGGCAAAAAAGAAAGTATCCAGATAGATGTTGTCCATGATCGGAAACAGAGGTGTAGCCAGTCGAGCTACACCGTGAGCTTTCAGATTGAAGGTATCCCCGGGCAGAGCCTCATCGAGAAAGAACGGATAGAGCAGTCCGGAGTTAATTGTCGTTTTCAGGCCGCTCGAGCGGTCGAACGATGAGCGGTTAATTTCCGCCTTTGGTACTTGTGCGAACCGATTGGGCATGATTATTCAGCCTCCGTTGATTCAAAGAGTTCTTTTTGTTCCTCGGCAGACATTCGTGGTTTCAACACCGAGAGACCAGTGGCGACTTTCTGAGCGGTTTTTTCCTGTGTGAAGTTACCGAGAGAATCATCGAACTCGCCGAGATAGAACAGCGTGTAGTCCTCCGGGTGCTGGCCGAGAGGATGGGTTGAGCTATTGGAGGCATCCGTGAATGCACGGAGAGCAATAGCCTGATTCGTGGTGAAGAAGGGCTGCATGAAGAGCGCAGCAGCCGAGTCCCATACAGCATAGATTTTTTGTATCACTCAGAGGTTCCTTTTTGCGGGTTTGATTTTGGCTTTAGCACATTCTTCACGAACTGCAAGCCGTTCAGGAGTGTTGTCGTAAGCACGTTTTTTGGCGCGAGATTTGCGCCGATTTTTGATTTTCTCAAGGGTTTTGGCAGATTCTTTTTCAAGTTGCTTATCGTAATAGCGCGGGACTTTTTGCTTTCGTCCATTGAGGACGGTGAAGTCGTCGGGATAGAGATCGTCGCGATGCTTTTCATAGTGCAGTTGTCCTATGCCAGGTCGACGGGACATGAGTGCAAATTCCGGAATGATTGCATGTAGTTCGCCGGTATCCGGGTCGAGCCGTTCGTAGTGGGCTTTTTGTTTTTCGCCGTTGATTTTTTTGAGGCTGTACCGGGCAACGTATCCCGCAGTTTCTGGTGTGACGTCGGAGAATTCGACGATGCCGCGAGACCAGATTTTTTCGAGAGTCGCTGAGGACCAGCGAGGGTTTTTCGCACCGGGATTAATGCGTTTTGCATCTTTCGGGAAGTACCCGAAGAGGATGAGGTGATAGTGGGGCCGAAGGTTTTCATCGCCGTACTCACCGATCGCGAAGAAGCGGATTTTGATGGAGTCAAGATATTTCCGCAAGCTTTTCAGGAAAAGCTGTACGTGCCGCTTGACCAATGTGCCGCCAGTTGGCAGCGAGTCCGGATCGTAGGTCAGCGTGAGGAAAATCGCGTGGTCGTGGAAGCGTGTTTCGTGCATGAGTCGCGTTGCCCACGCTTGCGAGTGGGCAAGTCGACAGCCGATGCACTGGCCGCAGGGAACTTCGAGGGGTATCCCCGTCGTGCCCTGGCGCTTGAACGTGAGACCTCCCCCCGGCTTGTTCCAGCCTTTGAGGGGTGCGAAGCAGGTCATGGGTCACAGTCGGATCCCGCCACGGCGGGGGGCCTGGTTGACGTTTTTGGGGTGAGTGCCTTTGGCAGTGTTTGTAAACAAACGCTCACTTTTGTTTCGATTCAATGACTTACGTTTCATGGGTGTGTTTTTTCCGTTTCTAGGTGGTTGATTTTGAAGGGTTAAGTCAGTGGGCACAGTTACATACAAGGTAATGTAACTGTGCCCACTGGGTTTGGAGTTTCGGAGAAGAGGTTTAGCGAGGAGGAGGAGTAGTTTATTTCTCCGTAGAGCAGGGGTGCGAAGCACCCCTTGCTAGACCCCTGATTAGACCTCGAACGTGGCGTAGCGTTCATTTTAGGCGGTCTGGGAGGGGTTTGGGTTAGCGGGAGGGGGGACGATTGGTGAAGATGGAGTGGAGGTGAGTCCGAGTTCCCGCATTTTTTCCGCATTGGCCGGGTTTTGTACGAAGTCTAAGAAGCCGTTCGGAGTAGCAACAAGGTTGCGGATTGAAGAGGGCAGCTCAGCGAACATTTTTTCCGCGCGTAAGAGAGTGTTTTGAGCAGTTTGATAGTCGCACGAGGAGAAGTCGCCGTAAGTAGCTGCGTATTTGGCGTAGTGAGAGAGCGCACCAGTGCGCTGGTATTTGGCCAGAATGCGGTTTATGTCGCAGTCGTCTTTGAACTCCTGCTTCGTTTTTGAGGGTTCAGACCCGATGGGCTGAACCAGACGCGGCACGAGCCGCTTGACCGGCTTCGCCGGGGTTGTCGTTTCACACTTGGTGGGCATTTTTTTATCTCCGGTTGGGAAGGATGAGAAGCAATTTCGCGATGTCAGCAGCATCGGGATTGTTCATGAGTTTGTCGATAAAGGCCTGATCGCCGTATGCGGATGACAGGATGTATTTTTGCAGGACTTTGTCGGAAAGAATTTCCCGCAAGTCAGCTTTTTTCCGCTTGACATCCAGAGCGGAGGATTCGCCCGTGATGGCGAGATTGGCGATTTCATGAGCAGCTTTTGAGACAGCTTGAGTCCCGGTTTGAATACCGAGAGCTTTTTCAGAATCGCCGTATTTTTCTTTTTGCTCGAGCTCGAAGGCCAGATGGTCAGACCGAAGATTGCTTTCGGTCTTTTCGGCTTCGGCTTTGGCAGCACCAGAGGACGCTTGATCGGCCTGGGCCGACATCAGTTCCTTCTGCAGTTTCAGCATAGAGCCGCGGCCAAAGGCTTCGCCGTAGTCCGGAGTCTGCGGAAGCTGGGCGTTGGGTGTTGAAGCCCCACCCCCCCCGGTACCGGAGAGGATGGGGTTCAGGCCGGCTAGTCGTAGGTCTTCGACCTCCCGCTGGTGAGCGGTATTGGACATGCGTTCTTCCCAGTCACGCGCTTTGCCGGCTTGTTTAGCCGATTGCTGGCCTGCATAGACAGCGCCCGCACCCTGCGGGCCGCCGACTATGAAGCCACCAGCGACCTTTACGGCATCAGAGAAGAAGCCCATCAGAAGTGATCAATGAGGCCCGGAACGCCGTACATCGGCATCGGGCGAGCGCATTTCAGATCGAACCAGAAGTCCAGAATGAAGTCCGGTTCGGATGGGATCGCAATAGTCCGCTTGATAGGCGGGTTGTCCTCGATGAACGTGTTGTTGAGCAGTGGCGTGCTGTCGTAGTCCAGAGCGAGATGCCAGGCATCGAGAGATGTCGTTACATCGGAACGGAAGAGGTTCGTGACGAGTGACGGCTTATAGCGGTATTCCGCGTAACGTTCCTGATAGCCGAAGATTTTATCGTCTTCGGCGGGGTTGTTGGCGAAGTAGATTTCTTTGTTGAGAACGCCCTGTTCGCCGATCTGGGCGAGAGCAGGCCAATAGAAGTCGAAACGAGTTTTGCGACTCCACGAGCGATGGACCTGGTTTTGATAGGTGAGTTCTGCGCGAGCGGACACGAGGCCGATAACAACGCAGTGTTCAGTGAAGGAGTGGGTGAAACCGTTACGGTTTCCATTCAGGTTAGCAGTACCGTAGGCGGCCAGCTGGCCGACGAAGGTTTCGTGTGATTCCGTATAAATACGGGCGGTCGACGCGACCTGAGAGATATTAACCGGCTGGGAATAGCCGCCGAGGTACTCGGGCCGCTGCAGGCGGGCGTCCGGCGAGGTAACGCCGAAGTGAGATTTGATCAGTTCGATGTAGCGGGTACCGCCGCGGGCATCGCGTTCAAGTATTTTCTGGATCTGGAAGGCTTCCCGGAGCGTATTGATGGTGACGGCTGTCGCGGTGGACAGGTCAGTGACAAGACCGGGATTATCCCAATGAGAGGTCCCGGTAGTAACAGAATTACCCGACCAGCCGACGTCATCATTGCCGACCTGAAAGTTCAGAGTTTTATTCGAGTCCAGAGCGTTGAGGCTTTGAAAGGTCGGAAATCCGACCCCGCCCGCAACGTCTCCGGGAACCACCGGAGCGTATGACCCAAGAGGCACAGTGACGGCATCGCCTTTCTGCGGCCAAGGCAGGCAGGAGGTGAAGTAGTCGTGACGCTTACCGCGTCGGACGATTTGGTAATTGCCGCCAGTGACGGAGACAGTGGCATCGCCGGTGTGCTCGGGCAGCGGATCCTGCAAATTCTGATCCCGGAACCATTCGTTCCAGATCAGGTTATAGGCTCGGAAAGGCAGCGCGTTGAAGGTAGTGGTGTTTGAACTAGATAGTGGCAGGCCGAAGTAGTCAGCGAGGCTGCCAATACCAAGAGCAGTAGACGCGTGGAGGGTGACCTGCGGAATTGTGAAATCCGTCGAGTCGCCGGGTTTGTCTTGCGCACCATTGAATTTTTCCCAGTTATCCCACAAGAGCCGGTAGGGAACGGCAAAGAAGAAGGTATCGAGATAGATGTTGTCCATGATGGGAAAGAGCGGCGTTGCCAGTCGAGCAACGCCGTGGGCTTTCAGGTTGAACGTATCGCCTGGCAATGCCTCGTCGAGAAAGAACGGATAGAGCAAGCCGGAGTTGATTGTGGTTTTGAGACCGCTTGAGCGGTCGAACGAAGAACGGTTGATTTCCGCTTTGGGTACAGCAGCGAAACGATTAGTCATTTTCATCGGCCTCCGGATTTGCGGGTTTCGGTTTCAGCACAGAGAGGCCGGTGGCCACTTTCTGAGCGGTTTTTTCCTGGGCGAAGTTGCCGAGCGAGTCGTCGAACTCGCCGAGATAGAAGAGCGTGTAGTCCTCGGGATGCTGGCCGAGAGGGTGCGTTGAGCTATTGCAGGCATCCGTGAATGCACGGACGGCGATCGCCTGGTTCGTGGTGCAGAAGGGCGGCATGTAGAGGGCAGCGGCAGAGTCCCATACAGCATGAATTTTGTGGATCACTCAGAGGTTCCTTTTTGCGGGTTTGATTTTGGCTTTAGCACATTCTTCACGTACTGCAAGCCGTTCAGGAGTGTTGTCGTAAGCACGTTTTTTGGCGCGGGATTTGCGCCGGTTTTTGATCTTTTCAAGGGTTTTGGCAGATTCTTTTTCAAGTTGCTTATCGTAATAGCGCGGGACTTTTTGCTTTCGTCCATTGAGGACGGTGAAGTCATCGGGATAAAGATCGTCGCGATGCTTTTCATAGTGCAGTTGTCCTATGCCAGGTCGACGGGACATGAGTGCAAATTCCGGAATGATTGCATGTAGTTCGCCGGTATCCGGGTCGAGCCGTTCGTAGTGGGCTTTTTGTTTTTCGCCGTTGATTTTTTTAAGGCTGTAGCGGGCAACGTATCCCGCAGTTTCCGGTGTGACGTCGGAGAATTCGACGATGCCACGAGACCAGATTTTTTCGAGGGTGTTGGATGACCAGCGGGGATTTTTTGACCCGGGGTTAATTCGTCGGGCATCACTCGGGAAGAACCCGAAGATGATGAGGTGGTAGTGAGGCCGGAGGTTTTCATCGCCGTATTCACCGATTGCGAAGAAGCGGATTTTGCATGGGTCGAGGTAATGGCGCAAGGCTTTCAGGAAAGATTGCACGTGCCGTTTTACCAGCGTGCCACCAGTTGGCAGCGAGTCCGGATCGTAGGTCAGTGTCACGAAGATGGAATGATCGTGGAATCGGGCTTCGTGAATCATCCGGATGGCCCATGCCTGCGAGTGTGCCAGGCGACAGCCGATGCATTGGCCGCAGGGGACTTCCAGCGGTATGCCGGTCGTCCCTTGGCGTTTGAAGGTCAGACCCCCCCCCGGCTTGTTCCAGCCTTTGAGGGGTGAATAGCAGGTCATCGGTCACAGCCGAATGCCACCCCGGCGGGGTGAGTTGTTGACGTTTTTGGGGTGGGTGCCTTTGGCGGTGTTTGTGAACAAACGCTCACTTTTGTTTCGATTCAATGACTTACGTTTCATGGGGGTGTTTTTTCCGTTTCTAGGTGGTTGATTTTGAAGGGTTGTCAGTGGGCACAGTTACATACAAGGTAATGTAACTGTGCCCACTGGGTTGTGGGTTTCGGAGAAGAGGTTTAGCGAGGAGGAGGAGTGGTTTATTTCTCCGTAGAGCAGGGGTGCGGAGCACCCCTTGCTAGACCCCTTGTTAGACCTCGAACGTGGCGTAGCGTTCATTTTACGGGGTCTGACGGGGGTTTTGGGTCAGCGGGAGGGGGGACGATTGGTGAAGATGGAGTGTTGGTGAGTCCGAGTTCCCGCATTTTTTCCGCATTGGCCGGGTTTTGTACGAAGTCTAAGAAGCCATTCGGAGTAGCAACAAGGTTGCGGATTGAAGAGGGCAGCTCAGCGAACATTTTTTCCGCGCGTAGGAGAGTGTTTTGAGCAGTTTGATAGTCGCACGCAGTGAAGTCGCCGTAAGTAGCTGCATATTTTGCATAGTGAGAGAGCGCACCAGTGCGCTGATATTTGGCCAAGATGCGGTTTATGTCGCAGTCGTCTTTGAACTCCTGCTTGGTTTTTGAAGGTTCAGACCCGATGGGCTGAACCAAGCGCGGCACCAGCCGCTTGACCGGCTTTGCCGGGGTTGTCGTTTCACACTTGGTGGTCATTGTTTATCTCCGGTTTGGAAGGATCAGAAGCAATTTAGCGATGTCTGCAGCATCGGGATTGGTCATCAGTTTATCGATGAAAGCCTGATCGCCGTATGCAGACGACAGGATGTATTTTTGCAGGACTTTGTCGGAAAGAATTTCCCGCAAGTCAGCTTTTTTCCGCTTGATATCCAGAGCGGAGGACTCGCCAGTGAGGGCGAGATTGGAAATTTCATGAGCAGCTTTTGAAATCGATTGAGTCCCGGATTGGATACCGAGGACTTTTTCAGCATCACCGTATTTTTCTTTCTGCTCAAGCTCGAAAGCCAGATGGTCAGACCGAAGATTGCTTTCGGTCTTTTCGGCTTCGGCTTTGGCAGCGCCAGAGGACGCTTGATCGGCCTGCGCAGACATGAGTTGTTTCTGGAGTTTGAGCATAGAGCCGCGGCCGAAGGCCTCGCCGTAGTCCGGCGTCTGTGGAAGTTGGGCGTTTGGGGTTGAAGCCCCACCCCCCCCGGTACCGGAGAGGATGGGGTTCAGGCCGGCTAGTCGTAGGTCTTCGACCTCCCGCTGATGCGCGGTATTGGACATGCGTTCTTCCCAGTCGCGGCCTTTTGCGGCCTGTTTGGCGGATTGCTGTCCTTGATAGACAGCGCCAGCGCCTTGACCGCCGCCCAGAAGGAAGCCGCCGCCGATTTTAACGGCGTCAGAAAAGAAGCTCATCAGAAGTGGTCGATAAGGCCCGGAACGCCGTACATCGGCATCGGGCGAGCACATTTGAGATCGAACCAGAAATCGAGAATGAAGTCGGGTTCGGATGGCACAGCGATAGTCCGTTTGACCGGTGGGTTGTCCTCGATGAAGGTATTGTTCAGAAGCGGTGTGCTGTCGTAGTCGAGAGCGAGGTGCCAGGCATCGAGACTTCCAGTAACCACATCGGAACGGAACAGGTTCGTCACGAGTGACGGCTTATACCGGTATTCGGCATAGCGTTCCTGATAGCCGAAGATCTTGTCGTCTTCGGTCGGGTTGTTGGCAAAGTAGATTTCCTTGTTGAGTACGCCTTGCTCGCCGATCTGGGCGAGAGCGGGCCAGTAGAAGTCGAAGCGAGTCTTCCGAGACCAGGAGCGGTGGACCTGGTTCTGGTAGGTGAGTTCTGCGCGAGCGGCCACAAGGCCGATAACGACGCAGTGTTCAGTAAACGAGTGAGTGAAACCATTGCGGTTTCCATTGAGGTTGGCAGTGCCATAGGCGGCGAGCTGGCCAACGAAAGTTTCGTGGCTTTCCGTATAAATACGGGCGGTCGAGGCCACCTGAGAGATATTCACCGGCTGAGAATAGCCGCCGAGATATTCGGGCCGCTGCAAGCGGGCGTCGGGCGAGGTAACGCCAAAGTGAGATTTGATCAGCTCGATGTACCGGGTACCGCCGCGGGCGTCCCGTTCGAGGATTTTCTGGATTTGGAAGGCTTCGCGGAGGGTGTTGATAGTCGCAGCGGTTGCGCTCGAGAGATCAGCGAACAGTTTGGGATCAGACCAACCAAGAGCAATCTGCAGATGGTCGATCTCAGTACCAACAGTATTGCTACCTGTCGTTTGCTTTAAATAACCGGCGTAATCGCCATTAGAGGTCTGAAACGTGGGAATCGCGTTCGTCCCGGGCATTCCAGTATTGGTCGGAAGAACCGGCGCAGTCGTTCCCAGAGGAATCGACACGGCATCGCCTTTTTGTGGCCACGGCAGGCAGGAGGTGAAGTAGTCGTGACGCTTACCGCGTCGAACGATTTGATAGTTGCCGCCAGTGACGGAGACAGTGGCATCGCCGGTGTGCTCGGGCAGCGGATCCTGCAAATTCTGATCACGGAACCATTCGTTCCAGATCAGGTTGTAGGCACGGAAAGGCAACGCGTTGAAGGTGGTGGTGCTTGCACTAGATAGTGGCAGGCCGAAGTAGTCAGCAAGGCTCCCAGTACCAGTAACAGGGGACGCGTTAATCGTGACCTGGGGAATCGTGAAGTCGGTCGAGTCGCCGGGTTTGTCTTGAGCGCCATTGAATTTTTCCCAGTTATCCCACAGGAGCCGGTAGGGAACGGCGAAGAAGAAAGTATCGAGATAGATGTTGTCCATGATCGGGAACAGAGGTGTAGCCAGTCGAGCTACACCATGGGCTTTGAGATTGAAGGTATCGCCGGGCAGAGCCTCGTCGAGGAAGAACGGATAGAGGAGACCGGAATTGATTGTGGTTTTGAGACCGCTGGAGCGGTCAAAGGATGAGCGGTTAATTTCCGCTTTGGGTACTTGAGCGAAGCGATTAGTCATTTTCATCAGCCTCCGGGTTTGCCAGTTTTGGTTTCAGCACAGAGAGGCCGGTGGCCACTTTTTGTGCGGTTTTTTCCTGTGAGAAG